GCCAGGAAGTCGCCAATAGCAACATTTGTGCTACCGTCAACCACGGCCTTAGAAATACCAATAAGACCAACTTCAGCGGCTACTCCATCGGCATCCGGCTGATTCTGCAGGATTCCGATAGGAATATCTGTATCGCCGCACAGTGCGACCTCGCCTGACGAAATCTTCACAGCATGATACTGGGAGCTGGACAGATCGCCCGAAGCAGGCCACGACGTAGACAACACCATATTTTCAGTGGCCAATGTTCCTCCTACTGCACTTCCCGGTGCGCCTTCTTATAAGCGGCCTCCGGGGTCATCCCGCCAGCGATGAGTTCCTCCATCTTGGCGAGCCTACGATCCTCAACCGGGATCGTCTTGGTTGTTGATGCGCCATGCTCTCCGAGGTCGACCTTCGCGGGGCGCTCACCGAGCAGCTTGCGTACAATGTCCTTACTGGTCTTATACAGATCATTAAAGTACGGACGCTCTGCCGGAAGCAGCTTGCCCTGGCGGGTCATATCATCAAGAAACGCAGTCCGCTCGCTCTCTTCGAGCTTCGCGGTCAGCGCAGCAACGTCCTTCTCAAGCTGTAGGCGCTTGTTCTTCTCCTCAGCCATCGCAATCTCCGCCGGAGTTGATGTTGCCTTCTGTTTCTCATCGAGCTTCGCGGTCAGAGTAGCAACGTCCTTCTCAAGCTGTACGCGCTTGTTCTTCTCCTCGGCCATCGCTGTCTCCAGCGAGGATGCAGTCGTCTTCTGCTTGACAATGTACTTGCGCAAGGCATCAACCGGGTCGACACCATTTGCGAGCTCAATGCCAAGCTCCTTTAGGTAAGCAATCAGCTTATCCATGCTTTTGTTCTCCTCTTGTTTGATATGTGCGGGGATATCATCCTCGCTCACGCCGATTTCCCTGTACAGAGAGCGCAGCTTGGCTTTTACCTTAGCCACTTCCCCGCTTGGGAGTTCGACACGATTGCCTCGGAATCCGCCTGGCGATAGCGCCGCGGCAGCCCGCCCTAGTTGCTCACGAGTTACTTTCAGAGTGTCTCCTACATACTCCTTGATCCGTAGCTTCCAAGTAGATGGCTTGTCAGGGTCAGGAACGAAGAGGTAGGCGGAAGCGGGGTACTCCTTGCCATCGTCTGTCCTCATGGCAAATTCGACAGTCTCAGCAGCCTCCTGGGCCTCGTTGTGAATTGCGGGCTCCCCCGCCTTCAGCCTAGACCCGAGGAACTGATACAGTCGGCGCATCCATCCGGTGTCTCCTTCGTCTGCTTGAATGGAGAGCTGTCCGTACGTGTCATGAATATAGTCACCCTCTCTCAGAACCTCGACCCATTCGCCGTCAAGTGTGACAGGAGAGAGGCCCTTCACGAATGGGCGATTCGTAAGCGTTGATGCATACAGTACGTCCTGGTACTCAGTGCCAGTCTCGGCGTCCTTATGGGGCCCGAACTCGGCAGACATGTACCGGAAGATTCCTCCCCCGACTAGTTCCTTCCCGAGTGGCGTCCATTCAACCTTGGCGAATAAGGCTTGCTTGCCGGGGTTCGTGGTGGACGGGCCGATCTTGAGGTCCCTGATCCATCCCGCTGCTCCGCGGTCAGGATCGTGTACCTGATCAATGGCCACGTCCACTCCTCTGACATTGTTGCGCCAGTTGTCTACGATCCTGGCCAACCTAGTTGGCTCGGCCAAGATCCTCTTGTTTTCCATAAGCCCTCCTGTTTGCAGCAGGTTTACAATAGGTCGTGAATGATAATCATTCATCACGTGTTTGATCTTCAAGCGCAGCGACGATCTTCTCTCCCGCATGCCCGTCACCGTATACATCACGGTCTGTCCCTAGCCACTTTGCTGCGCCATCAAGTATTGCCGATGTGGCAGCGAAGATGTTGTTCGTGTTCGTTCCGATAAGCAATGCAACTTGCCGGTCAAGGCCCTCGGGACGCTCTGTTACATCGCGCAATACAAGCACTGGAACCCCAAGGCTTGGCGCCTCCTCCTGAAGTCCACCCGAGTCCGTTAGCACGAGGCGCGACTTGGCGATCAAGTGTGCCATGCTTACGTAGTCAAGTGGCTCGATCAGGTCTATGTTGTGTCCGCTTATGTCCACATGTTTACGAACTGTCGGGTTCGGGTGCAGGGGCCAGATGAACCGAACAGTCGGGTATGCCTGGGCCAGTAAGTGAACAGCCTTGGCAATGTCAGGAAGATGGGCATGGTTCTCGCGTCGGTGCGCGGTTATCGTGACAATTCCTCCGCTTGGAGAATAAAATTCCTCGCGTGGATCAACTGTCATCGCCCAACGGATCGCGTCTACTGCCGTGTTCCCGGTCACGACGATGCGGCTCTCATCGACTCCCTCGCCCAACAGATTGCCAGCACTCTCTTGTGTCGGAGCACAGTGCAGGTCTGCTAGCACCGAGACAAGGCGCCGGTTGATCTCCTCCGGGAATGGAGCCCACTTGTCAAACGAGCGCAAACCAGCTTCGACATGACATACAGGAACCATGGCGTGAAAGGCAGCCATCGCAGTTCCAACGACGCTTGTGGTGTCTCCCTCAACAATCACCCAGTCGGGGTCGGTCTCTTTAAGGACCGGACACATCCCCTGCACGACGAGCGCCAGAACGTCGTTAGGTGTCTGGTCCTCGGTCATCACGGCAAGGTCGTGGTCGCATGCGATCCCAAATGTCGCCATTGCACCATCAAGCAACTCGCGGTGCTGCCCGGTTAGACATATGATCGGATCATGTCCCCTGGCTAACAGTGCCCAGATCACCGGGACAAGTTTGATGGCCTCAGGACGAGTGCCGATGACGACGAGTGCTTTCATGCCACCTGGCCAAGAATCGGATCAAGCAGGGCTCGGATGAGCGGTATATCCTGCTCTATCGTCTGAGAGAATCGAAGTTCATCAGTGATCGGTGGGAATGATACGTCTTTCAGTGCGCTCTGAAGTTCGCTAAGGTCGGAGAACTTCAACACCGTACCCCACTTCCCATCGAAGATCTCTCCCGATCTACCGGGCCACACTCCAAGAGTCGGTATCCCAGCAGCCAGGTATTCCCAGCACTTGTTTGGCCTACATGCTTGCACGTAGTCAGCTGCTGCCGGTGGTACATCTATCATGTTGTACCCATGCAAGCCAGCTGTATACTGCGAGAGTTCACGGTAAAGTTTGTCATTCGACACCGCCCGGTGCGGGATGACTCCGATCTCCTTGTACTCCTTGTAGTGCTGCGTTACTGCCCCGCCTCCCTTAGCAATGTAGGGATTGTAGACATGCACTTCCCATCCCGCTGAAATAGCACAAGTGAAGATTTCATGGTAAGCCCGGTAGCCAAACAGTCCATTGCGATCTTCCCACTTCGGGACAAGCCCACCTGCGTACACGAGTGTCTTCCCTGGCAGCTTCGGCAGGGGCTCAAAGTCCAGGTCCTTGCGCAGCGGTCGCAGATGAACAACAATGCTTGGCGGTAGACAGTATCGATCAGCACAGTATTCCTGATGGTCTTCGCTGGTGAAGATGATCGCCTGGGCATTCTCGATCATCTGTTTTTCATTGCTGCTCTCCTCTCCAGACCGCCACGACCAGATGTCCTCTTGTATAAGAATGTAAGGAATATCGGCACCGTAGCAGTACCGCCACATCGGCCATGTATCTCCAGGGATCACTGCGACAGTCGGTCTCTCTTTTAGAAGAAGCTCAACCATCGTGCTAAAGTATACATGTGACTCATTTGACCGCCCAACAACTCCCTTCTTCCGGTGTAGCCACAAATGATGATCGTCCAGCTCATCTCCACCATACAATGACTTGAGAATGCCAGCGTACTTGTATTGATGCCCGATCTTTGTGTGAGAGAACTTGTTGACGTACGCTATTTTCATTCCGCCCTCCCCATGGGCTTGTTTTGTCGTAAATCCATCCAGTATATTGCGGTTCTCGCTCTCTGCCAGGGAAAGTATGTCAGCCGTGATTCCCTTCACTCGGGCAGAGTGGATGAGGAATTCCGTGTCCTTTGGTAGGCATTTCCCAGATGCCCCACGATATCCTCCCGCCAAGGGGTCAAGGTGTCGAACATTGATGTTTCTATCCTGTGCGAAGATGTGTAATATCTCGTAATAATCAGCTCCATACGCCTGCGCCACGTCGTACAACTCGTTCGCGTAAACGACTTTCAGCAGAGCAAGCGCATTCAGCCCAAGCTTTGCAAGCTCAGCCTCAACTGGTTTGACTACGGTTATCATGTTTGGTGAGAACACGCCAGCCATTGCCATAGCAACGATTCTCGCATGTTCTTCATCGTGCGTCCCGACAACCAACTTGTCAGGGTGCAGGGCATCTTGTTCAACGGTAGCTTCTCGTAGAAACTCTGGCACGAACACCACAGGACGACCAAGTTCCTGTGATATAGAGTCCGTTGTCCCAGGAACAACGGTTGACCGAATGGCAAACAGAGCATCGGAGTTCGCTGTTGCGGCTTGCGCCATGGCCTCATGCAATACACCGTGCGTTGGTTCGCTGGTGTTCAGGCAGAAGAAGATGAGATCACAGCCCGCAATATCATCATGCAGGTTCTTGGGCGGGTCAAACCTAGCAACTGTATGTCCGCCACGTTCGACTGCTACTGCCGTTGCTCCACCAACGACGCCACAACCAACAATTCCTACGCGCACTGAATTAGCCTCGTACAGGTCTCCCGGTATGACTCTGGTACACCGATGTCTAACCACGCATCAGTTCTAATCGTTGTAAACTTAGCCCTCTCGATGAACTGGTGCCCAACATTGTCTTCATCTGGTGCTTCAAGGGCTTGCTTCCATTCTCGTACTGGTAATGTATATAGTCCAACAGTTGCCTTTGCTGGCTTTCCATCATATGGATGATCTGCCCATTCTGTCACAAACCCCTGTTCGTCTATGCCAACCACGTTCAGAAACCGTCCACCATCTTCTACGTCAGCTATGACTAGTGTTCCAGGAATTGTAAGTGCAGTATAGTCAGTACCAGGCATGAATAGCGTGTCACAGAACAAGAGTGACAGTACGATATCACCATCCATTAGCCTGGTAATGTCCTGCATGAATTTTGCCAGGCCCCATGGTTCGTTGTGCGCCTTGTACTTTACCACGATTGCACTTGTTCCAACAACATGCTGCACCGCAGGAGCATGGTCCGGGTGGCATGCGATAATGCAGAAATCGGGGAGAACGAAGTCAAGTTGCCATAGAATAGCAGGCCTCCCTGCAACATCCAGAAGCAGCTTGTTGCCGTCCTCTCGGATCTCGCGGATGCGACCGCCTTGTCCTAGTCCAGGAATGATCGTTACGCGCACCACAACTCCTTCAGTCTCCTACGCAACTCAGGCCATATGTAAGCGATGGAAGCCCGACACGGTGTATATCCCCAATGCAGTAGCAATGAACTCTGGTCCAATACTACTGTCTTACAGTCTTCTGGTTTATGCTTGTTCAGCGTCCGCTCGTCCTCTCCAACCACGTAAAAGTCCTCCCGCGTCCTACGAGAAAGCCACCCGCGTGTAATAGCTACCGTGTTCGTGTTATGGAACCCCTCAATCCTAACAACAGGATGGCTCCGCTCTCCCCACGAAACAACTCTGTCCCAGTGCTGCATTGTGAGTTCCCACACCTTGCGCTGTGCCGTGACATCACCGTACGGTATCCACGACTGGTTGACTCCGATTTCATTCCAGTCTGCACCGATATCCTGTACAAACGCCTTGGAGCACGTCCCGTTCATGTTCGACATCCCGACCGCGATCTCTGTCTGCTCGGTCAAGAGCGTATTGACAAGATGAGGGAACCAATCACGAACTACCGGAAACATGTCATCGTCAATCTTTACGCATACATCCGACTGGTATGCCAACTGGGACTCATAGAAGGCGAGGCCCCTCCCCGTGATGCCGGCAGGTGCACTACCAGCTGGGACGCTCTTTACCTCTACGCGGCGAACGTCAAAGCCATCGTGCGTCGCTGCGAACTCATCTGCTACTCGCTGTGTCTCCTCGATAACGGGATTGCCAGGATCGTTAGCGGTGACGACGATGACAGTATGCTCAGGGCGCTCTGACCACGCGAGTCCTTCGAGTGTCAGCGACAAGATCGCCGGATTGCGAGATGCCATAACGAAAATTGTGGCTTCCATGGCCTCCTGGACAAATGTCCACTTGACAGACTATCGGTGCCGTGCTATGATGCCGTCATGAACACTGAAGGAACCGACGAGCTGGGGGAGGTGATTGCCAGGGCGCGGCGCGGCGGGGCAAGGCGGGGCAAGGTAAGGTACGGTCTGGCAAGGCAAGGACCCCACCGGTCGAAGTGAAATACCTTCGACCGGTGGCCAGTGTGTTAGGTAGTGCAGTCCGCTACTCCTCGCCCCATGCGTCGTAAAGCGCATCGAGGTCGGTAGCAGGTACGAGCTCCCAAATCGTCACGCACCGGCACGACGCTCCGCCCTCGCAATCTGGATTCGGAGTCGCATGTTCACCTGGCAGTACCTCGCGCCCATCTTCCATCTCGCAAACTCCGCAGGTTGCCTCGTCCATCATCGCTGAGTAGTGCCCAATCATGATGTATCGCTGCAACTTGTCTGCGGTCATGGTACGACCCATTTCCCACGACGTCCTCACTGTTGCGCGGGCTTCCATCCTGGCATCTCTATCAGACATCTCGCGCACCTTTTGTATGAGATCGCTGACTGGCGTAGCTTTGCCTGTGGAGATTGCGAGCAGGGCCCAGTATCGTACCGCCCTCTCGGACTTGGCGATCAACGAATCCGCGGCGGACTCTGCTTGAGTCATGAGCACGTCACGCGAGATGCTGTCTTCTTCCTCCCACTCTGGGTCCCATTTGCCAATCCCACGAGTGAGTTCTGTGTATACTGATTGTAGCCCATGCCGACGCGCGCGCGACAGGATGCCATACAGCGCAGCAACAAGTGTTGCACGGTATGCTATGAGGTCGCCTCGCAGTTTGTTCACGTCTTCGGGCTCAAGTTCTGGGCCGAGCTCGTCTGCCAAGTGTTCAAGTTGCTCGTCCAGGATCTCGCGCCATGTTCGCACGAACTCATCTTCGAGGTCGGTGTGGGTACTAACATACTCCTGGAACTGAACGTGCTGTTCCCACGGGAAGGGCTCACGCCAGAATCCAGCCTGCAGCTTCTTCGTGTGCGAGTGCTCTTGTGTGACCTTTCCGGCTGTTGGTAGCGTCTTGTGGCCAACCTCTTTCGGGGCTCCGATCACGCCACGTGCCCAGGAGTCCAGCTCTTCGGTTGGGGCAACCGCGCCAACCTGCACCAGCTGGGCGAGTGCGTTGGCGAGTTGTGCCATGTCCTGCTTGCGCAGCTTGTCCCATGCCAGGCGTGGCACTGGTGCGTCACCAAAGTTCATCTGTACTAGATCGGTCAGCCCGCGACACTCGTCCGGGTGCCCGAACATCACGACGTGCGCGATGTAGGCAGCCGTAGACTCGATCGATGAGTAGAATAGGTCCAGTTGGTCACGAGATACCGACCGGGAGCCAAAGTTCGTCTCCCCCAAGGACAGGAACTCTGCGAGCACCGTCCGGGCAATCAACACGTCATGGTGGCGGATCATTCCCAGGATGTGCTCAAGCATCGGGTGTCCACCCTCAGGCGTGAGAATCTTGATGCACGCCTCGATGTCTGATCCCGGAGGAAGAACAATGTGCCCAACTTCGTTCGACCGCAGGTTTTTCAGAATGTCCTTGAACTCGGCCCTGCTATCAGGATCGGTGATATGCTGTGGTAGAGATCCTATTACGGTCCCCACTCCCCATCTCTCAGCCGAGATCGCCGCGATCTTGTACAGGGCATCTTTGATCTTGTAGTGCTTGTACGCTGCCCTCAACACCGACATTCCCTCGAAGTTCGAGCCCTGCTGGTCGTTTGTAAACCGCAGGATCTTCCGTGCCGGGATCCTGTAGTATTTGTAAACCTCAGTATCCGGGTCCTGGGCATACTGGATAACCTCGGATAACTTTCCGCCACTCATAACCCAGCGATCAACTGTCCATGGCATACGAGGCGCGAGCCTGTCCCAGTACACTCGCTTGCCATCAGCCTTGTATACCGGCTCGAACAGCATGAACCCGTACGGAAGATGGAGCAGCGCCTGCCTCAGAAAGTCAGGCCACAGGGGCCATAGGTTCTCCTCCACAAACTCCGCGACTTCTTTGTCGCGTGCGCTCGAAGACGCCGGTTGCACGTACCAGTCCGCTCCCTGAAGAAGCAACGTGATCGCGCGCCAGATCGCCGCGACTTGGCCGTCACCACGTAGCATCCGGTCGACAAGGTCGCAGTTCCAGTCGGTCAAGTAGTCATCGGAAAGGATGACCGACGACATCGTGGGACGTTGATACTGTCCGCCCGACAGCTCAATGCCCGAACGTCCGATCTCTTCCGTCAGTTCACCCTTATTCTCCAATCGTTCCTCCAATCACCATGCCAACTTAGCAGTGTACGTCTCCCCGCCCGACACGATCTTCTCTTTCAGCGTCGTGGGCCCCTGCGCCCAGTGCGCGATCAGCAGCGCGTCAGCGTAGTCTGGAGACTTCCTCGGGTCTATTACCTTCATTCGACCGTCCCCCATAAACTCATACGTCCATGCCGCGAGTTCCTGGGTCAGCCGAGGATGATCAGGTATCGCTATCCCGTTTCGCACGAACCTCTCCCGTAGATCGGCAGCTACCTCCGCCTTGGCGTTCAGGTACAACTCCTTCCTTCTCGGAGCGCCACCGGGCTGCCACGCCATGACGTTGATCCCCTCTTCCCGAAGCCGGTCAATCACTCCAGCCCCCAAGCCGGGCTCGTCCACCGCCACCGTCTTCACGCGCCAGCGACGCAGACAATCCTTCACCCATCCAGCTACCGACATCGTGTCGTGCTTCGATAGCTCCGATATCTCCGCCACAGAGTCTCCCGCAAGCACCACAATCACCGACTGGTCCGACCCGTACCTCGCCACGTCTACCCCAATCGACAAGCGCTCATAGTCAGGTTCGATATGCCGCACACGAGCAGCGTCAATCGCATCCCACGGGATCAGCGCCCCAGAGGCCTCCTGCGGAAACTCCCCCAGCACCGCCGACTGCCAGAACGCCGAGTTCTCCCCGTACTCCTCTCTCCTCTGCTTGATCTTCTCCGCAGTCACAAGACCAGGCACTACCTCCCGCCCAGCTACGACATTCGGAGAGTCAAGTGCGGAAATATGAATTACCTTCCTGTGCTTCGCATCCTTCTGCTGGTCCGTGTAAAACCACCCCACCCTCCGCAACGGGTTCCCCAGCGCCACAAGATGGTTGTTCTTCCCGGTCAAACACCTATCAACAGCAATACGAATCTCATCGTCAATCCCCGATGCCTCATCAATAATAATCAGCATGTTTCGCCCGTGAAATCCGTGGTATGCCTCAGGATCTGCATGCGACCCGCCCCACACCGTCGCAAACCAGTCGTCTCCTAGGTTCAGTTTGTGGGCCAGTGGTTCCGGCAGCACCAACGGCCCGTCCCTTACCTCCGAAAGAAACTGCCTCACCTTCCAGTATATCCTCAAAAACTCCATCCACGACTGACGCTGCGACTGCTCAATCTTCGTCGCTATGTAAATCACCTTCGATGGACGATAACAAAACAGAAACGCCACACCAAGCACACCAGACAAAAACGTCTTCCCAGTCGCATTCGCCGTGCGAACGTATACCTCAGGATACTTGAACGCCGCCCGGTATACTTCCTTCTGTGCATCCCATAGCTCAATACCAAGCTTCTTCAGCAGCGCCAAGAACCTCTCAGGATTCTCCGAGAGTAAGTCAAAGAAATCATTCGCGTTCAATGAACACTCCCCACCTGCCTCCCGTCATGTCGCTTCGCACGCCCCGCAAGTGATGGCTCAGTCCGCATCGTAGGAATATAGTGGAAACGGATTGCCATTTGTGTAGACTGGATGGACTCGGCTCTCAGAATGATAGCCTGGTCCGCATCCTGTGCCTTCGCTAGAAAGGGCTGCTTGCAGGGGGCAAGAAAAATTTGGCAGAAAAATATACGGGAAACGAGATCGGAAACGAGATTCATGGTTTTGTGGGTGTCAATTCGCCCCCCCCCGCGTCTGGTCCCCTCCCCCGCACTTCGACCCGGGGGCCCCTGGCAAGCCCGCCGTTGCCCTCGCTCCCCCCCTCCCTAGTGACTACGTACCCCCTACCGTCCATGGCATTTGTGGGCCTTACAGCGGGGCA